TTCAGTAACGGTAAACTTGTCATCGGACTCACTACCGTCTTTTTGTCCGGCTTTTAAGAATGCTTGAACCTTAGGGTCTTGCGCAAGATCTCCTAATTTAGCAACAAACTCTTCATAATTACTTACATTGCCGATCAAATCTTGTACATCGTCAGCGGCATCTTCTTTAATAATAGGTTTTAATCTAGATTTTTTCATGATGATTTATAGGTATTTCTAATAAATATCAATGAAAATGAAAATGCCTCAAATTTCTTTGAGGCATCTAATCATTTACTTATACCAGGTTTGGAGATTTTTTTCTTTTGGTGTTTTTCATTGGCTTTTTCATGAGCCTTCTTTTCTTCTTTGTAAGATTCTTGTATTTTTTTGAAATAGAATTTTCTTAGCCAAACCGGAAAATTGTATACTGTATTCCAATCATACCCGCCTCGACCATAAAAAATCATTTCATGAATTTCCGAATGAAGTATTGGTTTGTAACTAGGACTTAGGCCAAAAAAAGTTAACATCTATTGGTATGCTCATACCCTCTTGTGTATGGCTACAATGATCACAGGTAAAATTGAATGTTAAGTCTACATCAGGTGCAATGTCTTTTACATATGCCCTCAATGCTTTTGAATCTTGAGCAAAGAGTTCATTATCAACAAAGTGTTCAATGTATGCTTGTTCTGTATTACCGTCTACTGAAGTAATAAGATGCTTTAATCGAGTTGAAAGTTCCGGATTAACAGAGTCTTTTTTGGCTTTTTTCTTATGAGCTTCTAACGCATATTCAATTTTTCTTTCATCACCATGCGTCAATAATTTGAAAGTAACTTCTCTTTTGGATATTGGTAATACAAACTTGAAATTGTTTGGTGAAACCACTTCAACATTCTCAGAAATCTTTTTATCTGGTATAGTACCTAAATCAATATTTACAGAGCTCGTTTCACTACATTTAGGACATGTAACACTTACTTCATAATCTTTACCGTATCCCAAAATTCTGGCGGCAATCATGATTGCATTTTTATCGCCGGTAATTATATCATTATACTTGATTGGTGATACTATCAAGGATTGAAATAGTTTATCTAATACTACTCCTTGTTTGATAAGATTAGCGGATGTAAGAATGTCTTCTTCTTTTGCAGTCATATACTTCATTTCCAACTTACCTGAGGATAATGGATTTCCTTCAGGATAAACTTTTCCTTCGGATGGAAGATCAATTACTTCGGTAGGGAAATTGTACTGCTTTACTTCGGCGGCTTTGTATTGTTGTACAGCTAATTCTTTTAATTGCTGATCTGATAATCCGCCCGGATACTGGTCTGTAACTTTTATTGACATAAATTATTATTTACTATAAATATGATATTCGTACAATTTTTCATGAAAATGCCTCAAATAATTTTATCTGAGGCATTTACTACTTAATAAGATTTAGATTGCATATTTTTAATAACGGTGTCAATCCATGGTTTAATTTTCTTGAATGCTTCTTTAGGATCTTTAGAAACCATTTTACTTAAACTCAATTGATCTCCGGGTTCAACTGCTCCATTTGTGCTCACAAATCCTTCCCATTTAGCATCACCCGCCATTTGTAACGTGGCTACGTGGGGACGTACTTTTATTTGTATGTTTACGAGCGGTCCTCCAGGTTTTGTCATTGTATATTTAACCCCTGGATATTTTGTAGCCAAATACCTCAGTACTAATGATAGAGTATCGTAAGGATTTGCAGCGGATCTCCGGGCTAATGCACCAGTTAAATTAGGTAATCTAGTAGTAAGATCATCCTCTTTCAATACCCTTTTAACCTCTTCGCGGATTAATTTTTTGAATTCTGTGAGTTTCATAGTTTTTTTGATGTTAATTAATTTAATATAAATATGTTATTTGGTTGGTTTCAATTTTAGTTCCTTTCTAACTTTAATAGTAGCCCCTTTATCGTGTTTCTTAACAACATCTGATAATTTGTTTGCTAATGCTGTACCACTTATAGCTTCAATATCTACAACTAACATATCAGGTTTGATACCGGGTTTCATTGAAACTTTCATATCAGAATAGTCTGCTTTGATATTGGGACGTTTAATGAAATCTTCCAACTCCTTTTTTACAAGATCCATTTTAGAAGAAGTAATTACCAATCTTCTGAAAGCGCCCATCACTTCATTGATAGTGGATTCTTTTACCAAATCAACCAAATTCGTAGTAGTGGAAGCGGCACCTAATTTATATTTATTCATTCCTAATTTAGGTAGAATCGGCTTAATATTGATTCTAGGTCCTGCAGAATATATTACTCTATGTTTTACTCCTTTATGCGGGCCTACTCTTGGTATTACAATACTACCTACTTTAATTTTACCTGTATTGGAATTTCCCGGAGTACCTACTTGTGCTTCGTTCATATGGTTATGTCCTACATTTCCTGAAAGAAAATGATATACTTCATCTACATCATCGGCAGAAGTAGCTATATGATCTAGTGCCCAACCATGACCGTCGGCAAGTATAGTCTTAACAGTCTCCTTGTCCATTTTCATCATTTCGCATACGGCGTGATGTATTGTTTTTAGATTTTGGAAAAACATGTATGTATTATCTTCCGGTGCTACTGGTACTAGAGGTTCTTCTTTAAGAAGTGAAGCTAATTTAATTGGTTTCATATTACAAAGCGTTTTTAAATTCAGTATAATCTGCTACTTCTTCCCCATTAACTTCTATTTCTTTAGTTTCTAAATTAATGCGTATTTCTCCTCCTTGATACGTTAAATCAAGAATTAAAGTATTGTAATTTTTACCTATAGCAGTCCCACCGGCAATTCGTTTGCCTGCTTTTTCGGCCCATTTAGCTACTTTCATAACTAATGGTAGAGACGATTTACGTGTTGCAAATGATTTAATATTGTCAGGAATTCTAGCTTCTGCCAGTTCTTTTTGAATTTCTTCACGAATTAATTTTTTGAATTCTGTGAGTTTCATGGTTTTTGAATGGTTTATTTTATATAAATATCGTGGTATCAATCAAACATGTTAAAAGTATTTCCTCTTATCAAGAAAATACTTCTAACTTTAAAATTAAGTATATTCTAGTTAACAAATACTAGAACTGCAATATTGCGTAGTCGTACTTAAGAGTAAGCTGAATATTGATTGCATCCTCAGTAGACCAGTCAAAGTCACCAAAGTTTGCATCTCCGATATAAGCTCCTTTAAGAGTCCATTCTTCAACCTTATCACCTACAGGCCCGAGTGCATTAAATGTAATGTCTTTTTTGTAGAAGTCGGAATAACCGTCACGACCTGTTACAGATTCGTGTGATAAACGAACCCATTCCATTACAGCCTGTGCTGCGGATGGTACTACTGGGTCATATAATGTAATGGTTACATCATTCCATCTACCTTTTCCTTTTAATTTTCTTTCCACGTTAATGTGGTCTAATACTACATCACCGAAAGTGATACCTGGACGACCGGCGGCTTTAATAAGATATGCGGGGATACCTTCTATATACATAATGAATCGGTTGGCTACCTTGGGTTCAAATGCGGTAAACATTATTTCTGACGGATCTAATAATTCTGCCATGGTTTATACGTTTTAATCTTTAAAATAAATATCTTCGTTTGAAAAAAAAAATCTATTATCCTAAACTGTTTTAGAATAATCTGGGGCACCTGCTACACTTGTTTGTGGGCCTTTTGCCGGCGGCGGTGTTTGCGCTTTAGGCTTCGGAACAGCAGCATTGCTTTCGTCAGGACTTTTTTCTGAATCTGTTTCTTTTGGTTCATCTGATACTTGGTATTTTGTTTTGATATATGATGTTATTTTACCTAATAGACCTGTATATTTAGCCATTAATTTTTGTAGCACGGCATCTTCTTGTGCTATACTAGAACCTGACAATTCCTTTACCGCCGCCTTAATGTTTTCAATGGCGGTCATTGCATCAGAAGCTTCCTGTTCTTTTATTATGGTAGAAATTTCTTCTCTAATTAGGTTTCTTAATTGTGATTTCTTCATATGAATTTAATATACTAATAAATATGTATTCGAAAAAGAAAAAAGGGACTTTCGTCCCTTTTCTACATTAATGGTATAAATAATTACTGACTGAATGCGGCTCCGGTAGGTAAGATATTGAAATCTATGATAATGAATTCCGCAGCTTTTGCCGGCTGTAAATAGATTTGACCATACATAATATTACGATCGATTAGATCAGGTGTATTATTGGTTTCATCCATTACAACTCTGAAGGCATATAAACCTTGACGTTGCTGTACTGAACTCAAATATGGATTAACAATATTCAAGAATCTGTTACGAGTAGCTGCAGTATTGTTTTCAAATACTAGATACTTGGTTGCAGAAGCAATATACTTTTTAACTGCAATCAACAATCTTCTTACATTTACTCTATCCAATGCGGATGGTTTTGCTTGAAGAGTCTTTTGACCCCATACACATACTCCCTGTCCTGGGAAGGTTGCTATTGGATTGATTCTTGCTTGATATAAAGTATCTCTTTCATCCTGAGTTAAGCGAGTCCATGCGTCAATTACGGATGGAAGACCACCTCTATTCAATCCTGCAGGTGCATACCATTCAGCTGCTACGCGGTCATTAAACGCGATAACTCCTGGTAGTACTGCGGCGGTAGGAACCCATACAGGCTTGTTTATATTAGTGTCTAATATCTTAACCCATGGCCAATAAGTAGCCGCGTAATTGTTATCTATGGTACCTATAGCATTAACGGCATTAGATAACTCTGTAGAAGCTACTGCTCCTTCTCCCGGTAAGCCATCGGAAT